ATCTACTTCTTTTACCTTTTTCTGAAGGTCCATTAATTTATCCGTCGTATCGGCAACTGATTTAATAAGTTGACCTGCAACTTCATATGCTCTGGGACTTCCACCTTCGCTGGCCAGTTCCATTATACCATTTAAAGTTTCTTGACCCTTCTCAATCAAAGAATATAAATTTGCTCTGGTATAATCATAATCTTTTTTAATATCCTCTGGTTTTGATGCAGATTTTGGAGGAGGAGCAACATCAAGAGATTTGGGTGTTTTATCTACCTCAACAATACTACTCTCAACATTGAGTGCCTCATCCAAATCATCATAGTTATTTTTCATGTCAAATTACAAATCTATTTGTCTTGTAGGACTGAGGTCTTTTGAATCACCATAATCTGTCCAAGTTTCAGAGAACCCAAAATCATCATTTGGTCCTGCATCCGATGGATCTGGAGTAAGTGTATATCTGACCTCTCGGTTTGCAGTCTGAGTATTTGTGCCAGCATGTTGATCGACAATAACTTTTTTGATAAGTCCTTCTGTGCTTTCGGCAACCGGACCAAACAAATAAGTTTTTGCAGTGAAACTTAAAGTGTATATTAATGCTCTTCTACTCTCAAAAGATCCTTCATAATCATCTTGGAAAGAAATATTTTCTAGCACTATGGGTATGTCTCTTTTTTCTCCAATAGAACTTACTAGATCTACTGTTAAATTAAATGATGGTTGAAAAAATGGAAGTATCTGTTCAATAATTTGTAATGCATCATCATTCAACTTACTAAAAATACTTAACTCAAATCCAATGTTATAAGGAACAGGCATAAAAACTTTTTTCAAATTTGTCCCATCTGATGCCTTGAATGTTTGTGTTATTCCGGATTTTCTTGTAGGATCATACTGAATATTTGTCATCTCAAATGACATTCTCGGTAAAGTTATGGCAATTGATTTTGATAACTCTGCCTGTTCTTGAATTTTTGCCAAATACTTTTGCTGTGGTCCATATGCCAAACCAACCTTAATATCATCAAGAATCGTTCCATCAGATTTTTTGTGCTTGATATTAATGTTATTAAACAAAGTTCCGAAAGAAATAATTGTCTTTCGTATTATTTCATGGTAATAATAAGTTCCTAACATTAATACTCTCCGAAGGGATTACTTTCACTAAAATCTAATAATGAATCTGCTTCCAATTCAATTTCCTCATTGGAATCAGAGGGTTGATCATGACTATCAAGATCGTGAGTCTTTATAGTATATGTAGCAGTTGATATAGATCCAACAATAGTTTCACCTTCAAAGAACTCGCCCGTATTAAGTGAGACTCTCAGTTTGGTTTCTCCAATAACTGTTATAGTTCCTGCAGTAGAAACTTGAACACCAGAATCAAAGTCTTTGACAATAGCAGTGACTCCAGAACTTTGACCCGTGATCGTTTCGTTATAGTAGAAAGTTCCAATACCAGAAGTAGGTCCAGAGAACTCAAGACTTATTGGACCGGATGTATATCCAATACCAGAGTTTAGAATTCTTACTGTATTAATTCCGGCACCAGCACTAGCAGAAGATGTGAATATTGGATTAAGAACGGCAGTGTTGATTCCTGATGGAGGAGTAGCAACACTAACATTTGGAGTAAATGAGTATCCAGTTCCGGCAACACCAACAACAACTTGCTGAACACCAAAGGTGGTAGAGATGGAGCATGTTGCAGCAGCACCAGAACCCCCACCACCAGCAATTGTAATGATTGGTGCCACTGTATATCCAGCACCAGCATTTGTCATTTCAAGTCTTAAGATTGAAGTGACATTAGATCTCTGAGTTGTAATGGCAACTGCAGATGCATTATGTCCACCAAGTGGTGCATCTGAGAAAGCAATTGTTGGTGCTGAAGTAAATCCATAACCATCATTATTTAAGAATATATTAACAACACGACCACTTGATACTCCAACAGTTGCCTGTGCAGTTTTCCCAATTCCAACAAGGTCAATTGTTGTAATATAACCTTCATCTTTCAGTTGATTATCAACTTCGGCAATACTGGTATCAATAAACTCATTTTCATATTCAAACAATTCACAACTCAAATCATACGTATAAAGTTTGCCAAGTTGATAGAATGGTTTTTCATGTTCTACTCTTTTTATTTCAAACAATCTTTCTCCAAGAGGAAAATAAATCAAATCTCCTTCTTTTGGTCTTGTAATTAAATCTCCAAAAGTATATTCCGTAATTTGACCCTCTCTAATACCAGAAGACATTCCTTCAAGAAAGGGAGCAATAAACTCCTCGAATCTTTCTCTTGATATTGTCAAATTTACTTCATTTTTCAATCTTAAACCAAACTTTGTCATTATGTCGCTGTCTGGCGCATAACCATCAATATTATTTAAATATGCTTCTATAAGAAAACTATCATCGAATTTTGAAGACTGAATTTCTTTGATAATATTATCAGTTTTAAATATTTTTCTTGGGAGGTAGTATACCTCTATGCCATGAATTTGTATGTGCTCATTAACCAAATCCTGCATGAGCGATTGCTCACCAGTACTACCTTGCAAAAAATAAGAATTTAATACCATGATAACTATCCGATTAAATCAAGAGGTGGCAGTTCATATTCTGAAGACATTCTTTGCTTTATGTCATCTAATTCTCTTAAAGCATCATCATACAATTCTCTTCCATTAAGTTCCAACCCACCTGGAAGTTTTGCACCTCTAAATTTCAATAAATTTTGTCCCCATTGTTTTTTTATAAGAGCAGTTAGATATTTCTTCAAAAAACTATCATTATACACATTAGTAAATGTGTTGGGATCTAAAATTCTATAACAATCAAGAATCAAAAAAGTATCTTTCTTTTCTGATTTCCAATCAATATCCAAATACAATCTATTTTGTCTTTTATTAAATCTAATCTGCTTATCGGTGCTTAGTAAAAATTCAATATCTTCCAAATAAGTTTTGACCATTGAATATTGAAGGAGTTCTATTGAATTGAACTGATATATATCATTCAAGAATAACTGATATTTAATATTAAACATTCCGTTTGATATAGTGCTACTATCAAATCTAAACACCTTTTCAATTCCAATAACTGAATCTGGAACTTGAAGGAAATTAGAATTTTCGTAAAAATAATTAGTTGCTGTAGTCATACCACTTACTGTGGTAGTGATTCCAGATGTTGTTACAATACCTACTGTATTAGTCCCGCCAACTTGAGCAGTTCCTCTATTAATATCATCTTCGGTAAGTTTATATTTGAGATACATTCTTTCAATACCATCAAAATGACGTTCCTGAAAATATTGAAGAGCATCATCAACTAAATCATCTAGTTGATCATCATCTATATTGATTTCCAATACAGGAGCTCCTAACTGCCTCAGTGAGTAATCAACTAATTCCTGTCTGCTTGCTGGTTTTGCCATCAGTATGTACCTCCATCGATGAGTCCGGCATCAAGTGTTCCTGTAACATTTACATTAGTAGAGAATGTTGCAACACCAACAACATTCAATCCCCCGGCAGTAATTCTTACATCATCATTAAAAATAGAAACATTACCAAAGGTTGATACTCCGGCAATGTTGAGTTGGTCTAGATTTGCACCACCAACAACATCTAATCTGTTGTTGGCATCTATTAAAGAACTGAAGGTCGCAACACCCGCAACATTGAGATCATCTACCTGAGTATCACCATCAACATCAAGAGTGCTATTGATATCTACAGCATTCAAGAATGTAGAAACACCAGCAACAACCAGTTCATCAACATCTAATTGTCCATCAACATCTAAACCACCATTAACATCAATAGTAGTAAATGTGGCAATACCAGCAACGTTGAGTTGATCTAGATTTGCACCACCGACTACATCAAGACGATTGTTTGCATCAACGAGTGATGAGAATGTTGCAACACCAGCAACATTGAGGTCATCTACTTGAGTATCGCCATCAACATCTAATGTACTATTAATATCTACAGCAGCACTAAATGTGGATACACCAGCAACAACTAACTCATCTAAATCTGATTGACCATCAACATCAATACCACCGGTACTAATATCTAATTGTGTGGCACTAGTAATTCCAGTAACATTAAGTTGATTTATACTTCCAACAAATGTTACATTACCTGTGAGTGTAGATACGCCAGCAACATTTAATTGGTCTAAATTGGCACCACCAACAACATCTAATCTATTGTTTGCATCAACGAGAGAATTAAATGTAGATACACCAGCAACAACCAGTTCATCTGCATCTAATTGACCATCTATGTCCAATCCGGCATTAATATCAACAGCAGAATTGAAGGTAGATACTCCAGCAACAACTAACTCATCTACATCTAACTGCCCGTC